CACCAGCTACATAAGTGTAAGTCCCTAGGGTAGTCCTGTCTCTGTTAAAGAAGTTAACTAAGTTATGCCCTGAGCCAATGATAGACGTACCAGCTTGTATCTTCTCCCACTCAGCTACACTAAAGTTACCGCTGCTGTCCTTACCTGAGAACCAAGATAGATTTAAAGGAGGAAAATTACTTTCAGCAGTGATGTAGGTAGTTAAAGCAGCAGCACCCTTTTCACCTACCCAACCACTGTTCCTTGTGTCGTATATTCTTTTAGGTGTGACTGTAGCTTCATCCACTGCATCACTTAATGTGTCTCTGTCTGATAGTATTTTAAAGTCTCTAGTCCTAAATGAAATAGGTTCAAGACTAAAGCTCCAAACGTCAACCCCTGATGAGTCGTCTAAGGTAGCTATGATTGCAGTAGTTTCATGTTCTGGGTGAGCTACAATAAGCATACCTGAGATGGAGGCAAATTCACACTCAGTGCTGTTTAAGTCTCCATGACCTGTGTAAGCAAAAGAACTAAGGCTTACGAAATTAGTACCAGAGGTGGTCGTACCGTCAAGGGTCCAACTAAAGCCAGTTACCTGAGTGCTTGAATAAGGAGCGCTAACCTTGTCATAGAAATGTAGCTTGTCTCCTGCTTGAATAACTAAGAACTCTTTATCAGGAATACCAGCTACGTTAAACCAAGTACCTGTGTGAACTGTCTCTGCATCACCTATGGTAAAGGTTGAGTCAACGCTAGAAGATTCAAAGTTAAGACCTTCACGTCGTCTTCTGCTTCCGTCTCTTTCTAGTAGGCAGTTTGACTCATCGACTGAAGCGTCAGCAGGAAACGTAAGCTCACCAGCTTCAGTAATCAAACCTTTGATAAATGTGTTAGTTACCTTCTGGTTCAAAGACTGGGACATTGTTTTTCTTTTCCTTACGTTTGATACGGTCCTGGGCAAACTGCTCACGTTTTAGAGTAGGGCTAACTGCTATGTTGTTTTCGTAAGCCTGAACTGCTTTCTTAGCTGTGATAATAGAGCTGTACCTACCGGACAATTCGTAGGCTACTTTACCTTTAGCTGAGGTAACTTCAAAGAATATAAAACCATCTCTAGCTTTACGAATAACAAGCTGTTCCTTTAGTTTGCTTAGCTTACAAACACAAGTTTGGTTAACTGTGTCTTCTTCAAAATCTACCATTTTATCTTCCGTAGTTGTTTTTCGTGTTTTCTTGTTTGGTTCTGTAGAGGCCTGTTGTTACAAAGGCTTTCAATCGCCTAGCTGACTGCTCTACCTTAGGGTCAGACCCTGATTTAAACAAGGAGAAACAAGCAGACTTAGACTCAGCTAACAAGTAAGGAAGGAGGTCTTCGTCAATGTCAGGTTCAAAGGTATCAGAAATAGTAAAGTCAGGAGTTACAATACCGTAAGCCTGTGTCTTAGTGCTTTGTAGTGTACTCTCGATTGAGCTTTTGAAAGCATCCATGACAATATGTTCATCATCAAAGGAGGTATAAATAGTTGGCATTGTGTCGTTAAGGATCAACAGGTTTGTACTAGCTGAAACATCATAGACTGTAGTGACGTTTGACGTATCTAGGTTACGAGTAGCAAAACTTCCTGGGTCCATGTACTTAATTTCTTTGTAGTTTGTCCCACTGTTTTCGTCAATGTTGTACCTAATCCAATACAGTTGCCTGCCTACATATTTAAAGTGAGTAGGTTTAGTGTTGTCCGAAAGAGACGTAATCTTAATTAGTTTCCTATGCTCAGGGATCTCTCTAGAAGAAACAAAATTAAAGTATGTATCCTCAATTACAGAGGCTATCTGCTCAGCTTCAATGGAGTCACCAATGCTGTTGACTGGTTCTGAATCCATATCACTAAGGATACTTTGAACTAACTGGAGTAAGGTTGTTTTCATTAGCTTCTACCTACTACAACAGAAAGGAAAAGTTTAGCTGTATTAGAACTAGCTCCATTAGTTTCAATAGTAATAAAACTATCGTTAGCAACTGTGTTATTGGATAGAGACGTAAGGGTGTCAATGTTACCAGCAGCAGAACTAGCGTGAGCTACTGTGATAGTACCCATCGTAGCAGCCGCTGCATTCTTAACTGTGATAGTAGCATTAGAGGAAGCAATAGCAGCTTCAAGGACTGACACTACTCTTGTGATTGTTCCAGCATAAGGAATAGGGATATAGATTTTATCTGCTGAAGATACGTTATCTATTACTGTCGTAAGTATATGATCTTTGCTTGTCCAAACCCCTGACCCAGCACCGTTAGCAACATAAACCTGGTTATTAGATGCGTTAGCTACACCCTTAGGTTCGTGTAGGTTAGACCCTGTTAGACTAGCGTGAGTTACATTAGCCATTTACTCTACTCCAATAATAAAGTCAGGAGAGGAACCCTAAGACAATCCTAAGGTTCCTCCCCTTTAGTTTTAGACTTCGATGTATTCAATCACTAGCTTACCAGCTCCAGCCGTGAAGGCCGCAGTAGCGTAGACAAGCGAAAGATATGCACCATTAGCACCGACACCATCCGCACCACCTACAAGAGCGCCATTACAAACGACAGCTTTGTTGGCAGCAAGAGCAGCAACAGCAACAGTCGCGTCAATACCATCTGCGTCAATGATAGTGCCGTCAGCCTGCTGAAGACCAATACCTAGAGTAGCTGAACCACCGGAGGTAAAGGCAGTCGTAACAACCAAAGAAGCTCTCGTGATGTAAGAACCAGCAGGAATGAAAGCATCATTCGGCTGAGGGTTTACATCCGCAGTGCCAAGGGTTGTTGCGTCTTTAATTTCGAACACAAGGGTCTTAATACCGTTGGAGGCATTTAAACCATTGTCACGAACACCACCCTGAGCATTCTGGGTGATAGTGAATAGACCATCTGCATTAGTGTAAGACATAATCTATGTTCCTTTCTTAAACTACAGAAGGCTTAGAAGCAACACGAACCATGTTCTCAGGTCGGTACAGTTTTACACCGTAACGGCTCGTCGTAACATATTCGTGACGCTGCAAGTCTTTGTTGTACTCGTAGTCAACTTCAGGCATCTGTCTCCAAGCACCTACAAACGGGGTTACCGAAGGAGCAGCGGAGAAGAACAGGTTAGCCTTGCCGTTGTTAGTACCGAAGTTAACGTTAGTGTCTTCTCTATCGTCGAGGGCACCGTCCGTAACGTCAGAAAGGTAGTTAGAGCAGTATACGTCAAAGCCATAGATGTTCTTAACGAACGTCATGCCTGTGGCTATACCATCTGCAACGATACCTTCAAAACGTGGGTTGTTGCTTACGTTGACCAAGTTGGTGAGCGTGTTAATCGTATACTCAACAGATGGGTCAACAATAGCAATAAGAGCTTGGTCAGGTACGTTCGATCTTTTCAGAGCAAACCTAGCTTTCGCAAAGTCTTCAACTGCAATTGCACCAGCCTTAGCAGCCCAACGGTGTTCAACACTGTCGATAGCTTCATTGCTGTTAGCAGAGATACCAGTTTCAGCCGAAGCAAGGGTAGTCGTTTCGAAGTGAGCCATGATAGCTCTTTCCTGCTCAGGTACGAAACGGGAGATAAGCTGTTCACTATAGAACGTGTCTTGCTCAGCTTTCTTCGTAACGTAAGTAGCAGAAGACAGGTACTTGTCTACGCTGAAGGTAAACTGCCCAGTGTCCAACGGACGATAAGCAACTTGAGTATCTTCTGAGTAGTCATCAACCTGTGCTTGGCCGATAGATGGAATGTAGAACGTATCGCCATCAGGGAAACCCTCAAGCATACGCACATACTTCTGTGCCATCATTTCGTCTCGTAGAATTTCCTTAAGCTCGCCAGACCATACTTCGCCGCGAGTAAGGAGATCCGTATTACCAGTGGTCATAGCCATGATACTTCTCCTAGTTTGTCTTGTTTTTTACAAAGGGAAATACTAAAGCCCAAAACGGTTGCCTAGTCTTTTTCTATCCTCTAGAAGACTTTGCTGAACCTTAGAACTATAGTACAAGTTTTTGTTAGTCCGCCTCAGGTTCTGGTAATAGTCCCAGTTTCTTTCCTGATTGTTGGACTGCATGTTGACACCTTCAGTTCGAATTGTGCCGGAGACCATAGGTTGGGTAGACCTGCGTTGTTCTCCAATGAGGGTAAAGAAAGCTGTGGGAGACTCTGCTGCAATATCTTGAAGACGACTAACTGACATACCCAATGCCGATGCCTTCTTCTCAACTTCAACTGTAGCTTCAGTCCCATACATCTGTTCTAGTTGCTCATTAACAGAGCTAAGATTTTGCTTAACTGTATTCTGTTGGTCTCGTTCTGTTAGTGTCTGCTCAACAAGGCTTTTAAGTGTACTCTCACTTAGGTCTGGCGTGGTGTTGCCTGCTTCAGTGCCACTAATATTATTGCTATTGGACTGTACCCCAGGATTTACGTTAGTGGTATCCGTAGCCCTATTCTGGAGTTGTTCAAGCAATGACTTGGCGTAATCCTGTTTACCTAAGTCCTCTTTGAGTTCACTTAATTGTTGCTCAAGAGTACTAATGTATGTATCAGCTTCAAGTTTCCCTTTAGCTAGTACCTCAGTATCACGCCACTGCTCTCCCTTAGTCTCGACGAGTCTGCCTAAAAAAGAATCTTGTGATTGAGTTTCTTGGTTTAGTGCAGTCTCTGGTGCCTGAGCGCTGTCTTCGGTTTGACTAGCGTCAGTTTCAAAAACGGACATTGTTAATCCTTTTTGTTTAGATCAATTAGTTCAAGGATATCTTCAAGCACTCGGTTGTACTCGTTGACGGCGATTTGACGAAACTCCCAATTAGGTGTCTCGTAGTCCCTTACTCCCTCTTTCTTTTTGTAGTGGGAGTTAAGGATTTCTGTAAGAGAATCGAAGGCGTTCCTGTAGTTAAGAACCTCAGTTCTTCTATTCTCTTTATCTTCAGATTTAGTTCCTCTGAACCAAACTTGTTTCATGTGATTTTAAATTCCCATTTCTTCTTGCTGCATTAAACCTTCTTGATTAACCACCTCAGCATTTTGCATTTGAGTCTGGGTTTCAAGCTGCTCTGCAATAGCAATGTTTTCACCGAAGAGAGACTTCTCACCAAGTTCTTCAGAGATAATCCTAGCGAACTCTTTACCTGATAAGTGAGCTGCAACACTGGGGTCACTAGCTTTAATTTGGAATAATTGAGTAAGACTTTGAACACGTCTAGCCCTTTCTGCAAAGTGTCTAGCACCGACGGGAACAATTTTACCAGACGAAATAATATCATCTTTAGTAATATCCCTAAAGAAAGCAACACCAGTAGCATCATCAATCACCCTAATAGTGTCACTAAAGTTCATGTATCTTCTAGCTGTCTCAAGCATTGAATTTAAAATCGGCTCTAGGAATACTCTTTCGAAGTGTGCTGTCTTATGTTCGAAGATACGGGACGAAGCATTTTGAAGAGACTGTACTTCAAAGGCTGTCTTTTCACCGGGGGTTCTAATGCCCATAGCTTGCCTAGGTGCGCCAGCCATCTCTTCCATTTTGTTTTCTAAGTTCTGGATCTGTAGGTCAGCGTTAAGAGCTGTAGTGTCCGGTACTAAATAACCTACGTCACCTTCTTCACCTAGGTAGATTCTAGTCCCAGGTTCAAAATCAAAGTCCTCTACATCACCTCTAATTTTCATAATAGGATAAGCAATCTGATCGAACACATCAGCCTTGAGGTTCTCTAGGTGGTCAATCCTGTACTGCATACCTACGAGATTATCTAGTGGACCCATAGCGTAGAGGTTATCAGGGCGAGGTCTCCAGCCTGCGTGGAAGATAGGGGCATGACCAAGCCAAGAAGGGTTCTCTTCGTTGGTTAAGATGTACGCTCTATCAACTATTGTAATTACACGGTCTACTTGAAGTTCGTCATTCTGATAGTCAAAGATGTCACCATAGAACGTAAGGATTTCTACATAGTCTGATTCATAATAGTGTTGGATAGATGAGAAACCATCTGCAACGTAGCCTTCAGACTTGTTAAAGGTTGCGTCTGAACCTCTTACTGAAGCTCTGGCATGAAGCATCTTATCTAAAATAGGTTGCATGCTTTCGTTAGCTGGGTCGTCTTTAATCATGCGTTTGATTTCACCTAGGGTCTTAATTGTCTTAATAATCTTAGGTGATTTAAGAAAGTCAGAGGCAGCAGGATTAAAGCAAATATCAAAAGGAGAAACTCTAACTACTCTAGGTCCGACGTACTGAGAGATATAGTCTCCATCTTCTTTAATTTTGTAGCGGTCTTCCCAAGCTACTGTAGCAAAACAATTGCCGTACTGAATGTAATCATAGATAAGATCAGAGGCTACATTAACAAAGTCTGACTGCTTAATTTTATTTTCCATGTAGGCTTGAATAGTATCTCTCTTAGCCTTAACATTAGAATCTAAAGAGTCTGCTTCAAACTTAAGCCACTTCTGTTGAGGAAACAAAGAAGCAAAGTAGTTAGCGTGAAGGTTATCCATAAGTTGGGTAAGTTTAGGCGTTGTCGTTGTGTTTGACCAAGGCAGCATTGCGTTGCCTGTAGTCTTCGTGTCTGTTGCATAGAGGTAGTTGCGGAGTTCTTTCCACTCTTCAATTTTTTTATTACGAAGGGTGTCCCACTCACGCCAACGGTTAGCAATCTCTACTGCTAGAACCTCAGGCTCAACGATTTGTTCAATGTCAATAGTTTCACCAGCCATTAGGCAGCACCTCTGAATCTGTTATTAGCCCAAACAATGTTGTTTTTGCTTTTTCGATTTAAACTTGTAGATGGTTTGATAGCCATGTCTATGCAAGAAGCTAGTGCATCAATTACGTCGTCGTGTGGTGGGTTTCTACTTGACAACTCTTCTTCTAGTATTTGAGTGTTGCCGCCTTTGTAATGCCAAATTTGTAGGTTGTCATACCTAGGTTCAAGGACGGAAGAGATACGTTCTTGTTTACTACCGTGAGACTTCCCAGGTCTAAACTCATCTATACTGAGAGACAGTCCATGTTCTTTAATCATATCTTTAAGTTGCTTAACGATAGCTGACTGAGCTACCGTAACTTCTGCTCTTATCTTGCGGAAGGACCATTTAGCATGGAGGTTTAGAATGTGTTCAAAGTAGTCTGAAATTCTGTCAGTTCTAAATCTATCAATGTCTATAACGTAACTGTTATTTTCTCCGTCTACACCTACAACTACAATAGCTGTGTAATCAGCCCTTCGGTTTAAACTAAAAGCAAAGTCAACAGCAGCAAATACGTTTATTCTTCTGTCCTTATAGTACCAGTAACCGTTATCTCTTGTCAAGAGTTTTCTTTCAAAGTACTGAAACTTTTCTCTTCTGACTGGTACATTGTCAGGATCAGTAGGGTCATTGTAGTATTGAGCTTTGAATTGACCCTTGTCTAAATACTGACCTCTCTTTTTAGCTAGTACTTGTCTATCGAAACCAAACCATTTACCATCTTTTCTCTTTTGTTTAGGCCAAAGAAACTCACCATTACCGTCTCCACTGTCCTCTACAGCTTTTTCGTATACTTCATAGATTGGTATTGAACCGTCTAAGTCTCCGTTCTCGTCGTAAGTGTCTTCTTGCATTTGCATTAAATCGTTATACAAATCCTTTGGGTGATACCTCGTACCAACAACCCACTCTCTAGAGTTAGCTCCTTCGATAGAAGACAACAACGAGTATTGGCTTTTAACTCTTTCTCTGCCTTCGTTAGTGTAAGCATTTTCATAAACAACTGTGTCATCAAGGATTGCAATATCACAATGTAAACCTGTTAGACTTGTGGTTAGTCCACCCGTAAAGACTGAAGGATCTCTTATGTTTTCTTCTTTCCTTAGAGGATGGTCTAAGCAAATCTCAGATGTAGTCCAACGATTTCTTTTACCTTCTTCTTTATTGACATGCTCAGGCCAGTACCTACTAAATGTATCTGACGTAAGGATACCTTTGATGAAGGATAGTTGTTTCTCAGCTAAGTTTGCTGTAGCTGAAATATACAAAATTCTAAGAGTAGGATCTTTAGTTAACTCCCAAGCAGCTCTGAAAGCTACTAGCCTAGACTTACCGTGGTCACGAGGAAACAATAAAAGCTGGTGACTTTTAGAATCTTGTTTAGTCCACCAATCAATTACATTGTCGTGACAAATACCTAAGACTTGCTCAGGTGCTACCAGTCTAATAAACACAGAAAGATCAGCCTCAGCAGCTAGTCTTACGTCGTCTAAAGATGGTTTTTTAACTTGCATAAATTCTCTTCTTAAGCTGGTGTCTTAGATATTTCATAGAAAGGGTACTCCGAACAGTCTGCAAACCAAGAAGTAATCTCTCCTGTTTTTATTCTGTAGTTCATCATGGTGTGAACAACGTCGTAAGGCGGGCACTCGTTAACTTGTTCTGCCTTAGATTCATAAGAACCATTAGGCAAAGTAACAACGGCAATAAACAAAATCTTACTAACTACCATTAAGTCCATGAGTGTCTCCTTTAGTTCCTTTTTTAAGTTAATACTTGAGGATGCTTTCCATTGTGCATGTGAGCTAGTTTTTCTACACTAATTTTTAAGCTGGATAGGTCTGCTTGTATAGTAGCCAACTCACGATACCTTCGCTCCATTGTTGCAGGGTCCATCATTCCCGATAGTATTCCAAGACGTTGTTGCTGCGTTTCAACCTTTGTTTCGATAACGTCTACTCTTTTGTCGATGCTTCTTAATCTTTTCTCTATGTCTATTAGGGTTGATAGTATAGCTTTAATTTGCATTTTACCTACGGCAGCAGCTCCAGCTACGCTAAAGAGTATACCTGCCAAGGTAACAATTAGTCTTATGTCAATCGCACCTTCCATGGATAAACATCCTTTATGTTGAGGTTAGCCACTCCCTGCTGCAATAGCGTTAGTAAACGGGGTCATGTCTTCTGTAGTCCAGAAGTCCC